AGCTCCAACGAAAACGTTGAAGCTTATATAATTATTTTTAATATTAATTTTAAAAATTTAAAATGCAATAATCTGGTTGAACTTCTAAAGCAATATTTACTATTGTTCCGTCATCATCCCAATTATAATCTCCAAAATTAGCACTTGTAATTACGGCTCCTTTAATTATCCATTCTGATACTACATCTCCAACGGGGCCAAGTATGTTAAATGTTAAATCTTTTTTATAAAAATCAGAATAACCATCTCTACCAGTTACAGATTCGTGGCCTAAACGTACCCATTCCATTACAGCTTGTGCTCCCGAAGGAGTTATAGATTCATATAAAGTCATTGCAACTGTGCCCCAAATAGTTTTTCCTTTTACATAACGTTGAACGTTAATGTGGTTAAGAGCGACGGCTGTTTGAGCTACATTTATCCCTCCTACTCCTTTTACTAAAAATGAAGGAATACCATCCATATAAAGGATAAAACGATTTGATTGTTTAGGTTCAAATGCAGTGTAAAAGATTTCGTTTGGGTTTAAAATTGCCATTTTATTTTTGTTTTATTTTTGTTTTGTTTTATTATAAATATTTTAATTTTTTATTTTTTAATTAGGAAATTGAGCTCCTGTTGGTAATAAGATAAAATCTAATGAAATAAATTCTGCTGTTCTAGTTGGTTGGATGAAAATTTGTCCTATTAATTGATTATTATCAATTACTGCGGGTCCATTATTTGATTCATCCATAGTTACTTTAAAAGCATATAAACCTTGTTTTTGTTGAACATTTTCTAAATATGGAGTAACTTGAGATAAAAATAAATTTCTTGTTACTGCTGTATTTTGTTCAAATACTATATTATTTGCTATCCCCGATACAAATGATTTTAATTCAATTAATAAACGTCTTACATTTACACGATCAAGAGCAGATGCTTCTTTTTGTAAAGTTTTTTGTCCAAATACTACAACACCATTTTTAGGTAATGTAGCTAATGGGTTTACATTGTTAGAATATAATAAATCTTTATTGTTTTGAGTTAATAATTGTTCAGTTCTTATTACTGTAGATAAACCACCACGATTAATACCTGCAGGTGCAAACCAAGGTGCAGATACTTTATCATTAAAAGCATATACTCCAGGAATTACGGTAGAAGCAGGTGACCATATTTGTTTACCTGTGCCTGGATCTGCTATTCTAATCCAAGGCCAATAAGTTGCAGCATATGAATTATTTACAGCAGCAGATTGTGCAGTAACTGCTAAAGGTGTAGCTCCATATTCTATTAAATCAACTACATATAAACTATCTCCTCTATTTTGAGTATTTGTTATAAGTTGGTTTATTTGGGATGAATGTTTTGATAATAATAACCCGGGAGTATATATTGAAGTAAATTGATAAGATTCTTTATTAGAAAGCAAATTAATCATATTATCATAATTTGTCCCTACTAATCCTTGAGTTGTTGTATCTATATTACTATACATTGAAGTTGCTACAGAAGGAGAAATATTACCTTCAGCACTTCCAAAAGAACCACTTGAAACTAAAGGTAAAGAAGCTGTATATGCATTATTAGTAATGTTGCCATTTGAATCTAAATAAGTTGGAGTTGGAGAAATTACATCCTTAACACGTATGTATACAGAATTATTTTTATAATCACCCGTTAAAGTTATTTGATTTTGAGCGGATGAATATGCATATTTTTGATCTCCAATCACCGTAGCAATATAACGTGGAGAATTTGGATCTAAATTTACATTATTAAAACTTTCAAGAATTATTTTATTATTTATTGTATCATTTCCTTGTCTAACTAATACATTAAATGCTCCTGAGGAAGAATTTACATTTGTAATTTCCCATCTTAGGTTATCTTTTGAGCCGCTTAATAAAGTTTGATTAGATCCTGTTGGTCCTCCACTATTCATTATGCTTCCTTGAGAAATAGTTTCTAAAGTAAATGTTGTTGAAGATACACCATTAACACCATTTACCATTATTGAACTAGATATAAAATTATCATCTGCTGCTCCTCCCCAAATAGAATTTGCAGATTTTGCTCCCATTCTAATAACAGTACCATTATATAATGAAGATGATTGTTTTGGAAAGATTGAAAGTATTTTTGTTGCGGTTGAAAATGATGCTGAAAATAATTGGTTAATTTCAGTTGGTGTTTGGTTTGGGTTATATTGGGAATTTGTAGTTGAATTAATAAAGTTTGCTATTAAAGTACCAAACTCGTTTAAAGTTGGTTGTACAGACATACTAATATATCCTACATTAAATGCACCATCATAATAAGAATTAGCCCCAGTATAAATACTATGTTGTAACCAATAATCTGTATATGTAGAACCAATTGAAGGAACACTAATTTTTAATGTACCTCCTCCTATTTGGCCAGCAGATGATGCTGTATAACTAGAGGATATTTCCATTGAAGCGGTTGAAAAAACACCGCCTACACTACTAATTGTATTAGAAATACTAGCAGTAGCTGCTGTATATGATCCACTTGCTACTCTAGCTACTGTTAAAAGTTTCCCTCCATAATTAAAGTAATTAAAAGCAGATATTGAAGTAAGATATGAATAATCTATTCCTCCAGTAACAAATACATCTCCAAATTTTGTTACAAATTCTGAATAAGAAGTTACAACTGTTGGTACTTCATATGGACCTTTAACTGTAGGACCTATAAGAGCAATTCCGGGGTATAAAGGTTGCCCATTGATAAAAGTTTGATCTATTTCATTACTTGATAATCCTGGGGATACTGTAAAATTTGCCATTTTGTTTTTTTATTATAAATATTGAATTTTTTTTTAAGATATATTATTATGAAGGAAATACTGCCCCTGTAGGTAATATATTAAAATCTAATATAATAAATTCAACTGTTTTAGTAGGTTGTAAATAAATTTGTCCTATTAATTGATTATTATCTATTGTATTTGATGTATTATTTGATTCATCCATTATTACTTTAAAATCTGTTAAACCTTGTTGTTGTTGTATTGATGATAAATAAGGATTAACTTGAGATAAAAATGAATTACGTGTAACAACATTATTTTGTTCAAATACTAATGTGTTTGATATCTGTGAGATATAATTTTTTAATTCAATTAATAAACGTCTTACATTTACGCGATCTAAAGCACTTTTTTTCTTTTGTAATGTTTTTTGACCAAATACTACAACTCCTACATTAGGAAAAGTTGCAATTGAATTTATATTGTTAGAATATAATAGATCTCTATTTCCTTGAGTTAAATAGCGTTCTGCTTGTATAACATTGCTTAATACTCCACGATTAATACCTGCGGGTGCAAACCAAGGTGCGGATACTTGGTCATTAAAAGCATATACTCCAGGAATTACAGTAGATGGTGGGACCCAAACTTGATTTCCTGTATTTGGATCTATAGTTTTTACCCAAGGCCAATAAGTTGCGGCATACGAAGTATTATATGAAAGTGCATTTGATACTACTGGGTTTATATTTGAATTGTATCCTACAACATCTATTACAGACATTGAATCTTTTCTATCTTGAACCATACTTAATAAGTCTGTAATGATAGGAACATGTGCCGGGTAATTAGTTTCATCTGCTATTAATCCCGGAGCTGTTATTAAATTATATTGATATGCATCTTTATTTCCTAATAAATAAATAGAAGATGTATATGAACTTGGAGATAATCCTTGAATATTATTATTTGAAATATTTTCAAAATAATTTCCAGCAATATTATTAGAAATATTATTACCTTCAGCACCTCCAAAAGAACCACTATATAACCAAGGAAGAGATCCTGTAAATATTGGTTTTGGTGTATCATTATTATCTAAATATAATGGTGTTGGTAATTCAACTGATTTAATTCTAACATATTTAGATTGGTTTATAAAGCTTCCTGTAGATTGAATGTAATATTCTCCATTATCTGAACGGAGTGTTTCTATCTGGTTGCCGATTACTTTTTCAATATAATTTGATGATAGAGGATCTAATGATAAATTAGACCAAGTTTCTATGATAGAGGGAAATAGATTATTATCATTCCCTTGTCTAATAATTAATGAAAACGTTCCATCTTGAATGTTTTTGTTGGTTATTTGCCATCTAAAATTATCTAATGAGCCACTTAATAAAGATCCATTAGATCCAATTGGGCCACTGCTATTCATAATTTTTCCTGCAGAAAGTGTTTCTAAAGTAAAGGATGTTGTATTAGTACCGCCGGAAAACGAAGATGTTGTTGAACCCGATATTATATAATATAAATTTCCTACTACTCCATTAGAAGTAGTTGAAGTTAATAATAAATTTGTAGCAGAAAATACGCTTGAACTTATAAATTGTAAAGAAGCACTATAAGAGGTTATTGAACTACTAAAATTAAATATTGCAGATGAAGTAGCTACATAATCCGCTACTGTTGATGCAGCAAATGAACCCGTTCTAATGTAAATTACAGTGGATGTGTTTGTGGGTAAAGTTGCAGAACCAGTATAAAATAAAGTAATACCATTTATATTTAAAGATTGAGAACCAACAGATGCTAAACTTGAAGAAATATATGTTAAATCTACATTTAATGATGCAGAAGTTAATGCTATTTCTGTAATAATTGAGGATGTTGCCGGGGTAAAAGTTCCACTTACTACACGTGTTACTAGTAATGTATTTCCTCCACTATTAAAATAATTATAGGCTGATATTGATGTTAAATATGTATAAGTTTGACTACCACTTATAAAAGTAGAACCAAATTTATTTAAATAATCACTATAAGTAGTACATAAAACAGGAATACCAACTTTACCTTTTGGTGTTGGGCCTATAATAGCTGCGCCTGCTTGGATTGGTTGTTGTGTAATAAATGATTGATCATTTTCTATAGCTAATACACCAGGTGATACAATTGTTTCCGCCATTTGTTATAAATTATTTTATTATAAATATGGCAAAATTCAATTAGATTAATCCACTTTAATAATTTCACTTGTTTTTGGATCTAAATTAAAGCTTCCATATTTATCAAATAAATTTTTAGTAAATTCTTTTTCTTGATCTGATAGCTCTATTAGTAGTGATTTAGTGATTTCGTATTTGCTTTCAATCTGGATTTTAACCATTGAAATTTCACCTAATTCTAATATTAATGATTGGGATTTAGTTTGAATATCTTTTAATATAGTTTTTTCTTCTTCTGTTAAAAACTTTTTTTCAGTAACTTCTTGAATAATTGACATAATTTTTTATTTATAAGGTTTATATTAATAAATATACAAATTTATTTTCCTTGAGCCACATATGGTTTAACATAGTTTTTACTACTTTTACTTTTACTATATTTTGTTTTAGCATGAACTCCTGGTCTTTTTACTTTAGGTTTTTTTACAAATGAAATTGTTGCTTGAGATTTTGCTTTTGCTGCCATTTTATGTATTATTTATATTAGTTACTGTTTCTGCACTTATTATAACTTGGGATTTACTATTATATTTTTTAATTGCTGTTAATTCTTTTTGAATTGTGTCCGGTACTACATATCCAAATAATTTAATAGAAAATGTTCCTTTTACAATTCTATTTGTATTATCTGTAATTTCTACAGTGGTTGCATATGAGTCAATAGATGCTTTAAATTTAAAACGTTCAGGATCACCCCAATATGAATCTGAAGCATAGTTAACTGCCTCAATTATTTTGTTTAACTGTTCAACATAATATGTTTGGATAGTGCAACTATATGTTAAAGTTACATAATCAGGTACTACGTTTACTATAAATTGTTCTGTTGGGACTCTATTATTTAATAAATTAAAATTTGAATAGTCATTTTTTTTATTATATGTTTTTTTATAAGAGGTATATAAATGGGGGGTGTTAGCATCTAGTTTATTAGTTAAAGAACGATTTTTTTCAATTGTATCTCGTTTAAACATAATTAAAGGAGACATAATTGCACCATTTTTATCCTTATAGTATCCATCTTTTTGAGTAGATTTCCATCTTTCAGGAGAACCATAGATTACAGGTACTGCTATTTTTACTCCATTTTGTAAAACAGTAGGTCTAATAACATTTTGAAAATAATACATTATTGATTCATCTATATCCTGTAAACCTAAAGTAAATGGTTTTGTTGGATCATCTTTAAATGACATTTGTAAAGACCGATTAAAATCAACTCCATTTTGATCATTTGAAGTAAATTGATTAAATTCAGATGGGATATTTGGGTTACCTAAAGATTGACCTGTTTCAGGAAAGATATAAGGATCTACTAAACCATTTGATATCTCTTTTTGAGATTTTGGTTGTGGTTTTCTAATTGATGGCATGATTTTATATCCTTTCTTTAGTTATACCTACTTTATCTGCAGGAACATAGTGGGCGGTACATGTAAGAGATATATCAGCACCAAAATTTTCTAGTCCAGGGTTTAAAGGATTTGGGTTGTATGGATAATCTGGGTCTTTGCCTACAAATAGTTGATTATCTGCTACATTATTTAATTCCCAATATCCTTCATACCACATTATTATATCTCCAACTTTAGGTAAAATATTAGCATCAATTAAATCATCTCTAAAAAACTTAAATGTAATTGGTAAATCATAATCTACACCCATATCTCCAGTTGGAGATGATATATCTCCTAAATCAAGTAACATATTTAAAATTACAGGTTCTTCATAATATTTTGCACCTGCGGATTCACCATATATGTTTACTTTAGTTTCTGCTGCTTGTAATTGATAAAATACACACTGTTGGGAAATAATATCATGTAACAACTCACGATTGATATGTCTAATTAATGAAACGTCTCGAGATGTGCCGTAAAGAGCCATATTATCCTATAAAAATTGTCATTGGTACTTGTGCTATAGTTTTATTCTGGTATTCTGCTTCAAGTGATTTATTTTCAAGTAAAAC